GCAAAAGCGTCCTTATCAGACGCCCCTGCCTTTCTCCTACAACTATTGGGGGATCGAGTCCGTGTTCAATAGTCACAACAGTGACTACAACGCGGCTTGGTTCTTTCTTGACGTTGGTCCGTTGCCTGACATGACAGCGCAAGCTGTCAATAAGGCCCGCGAGAAGTTCGTGTCTAAGGTACGCGGTACCCCAGCTGAACTTGCGGTGGATTTTGCCGAAAGGAGAAAAAGCATCGAGATGATCGCGAACCGTGCTAGACAGTTGTATGTCTTTGCTCGGTCTCTGAAGTCCCTTCGCTTCGGCGACGCCTACAGAGCTCTCGGTGTGCCTCTCCCCTCTAAGAACGATCCCGTCTGGAATCGGTTGAAGAGGCGAGGCCGCGACTTGGGGTCCCTTTCACTTGAATACAAGTTCGGGTGGAAACCTCTCGTCGTTGACATTGGAAACGCTGTAGAGACTTTACAGAAAGGGGTTCCTCCCTGTTATGTGAAGACTCGCGCTACCGTAAATGCGAACGGTAGTTACCAGGTCAGTTATGACCCGGACAGCGGAGCCCGCGGCGTGTACAACTACGCTGCGACAGCCAAGGCGCAAGTCTCGGCAACGGTTTGGGTGGATAACCCAAACTAAGGGCGAGCCAATCAGCTGGGGGTCGTTAACCCCGCAGCTGTCGCATGGGAGCTTATTCCAGGCTCCTTCCTGTTCGATTGGGTATTACCTGTCGGTGCGTTTCTTAATTCCTTTACGGAGTTCTGGGGCCTATCGATGAAGAATCCTAATTATACGACCTATGCGACATTGCCGCAGACATACGAGTATTACAACCCAATGATCGGTCATCTGATCCGATATTCGGGCACTCGCGTCTCGGTAGAACGTATATGTGAGCTCCCACCGGGGCCAAGTATGTTCGATGTAGGCTTGGAACGCCTATCAGTAGCACGCGCCGTTACGGCCGTGTCCCTTCTTCTCCAGTCTCTGGGGAAGCGTTGAAACTCCTTTCTTTAAGGAATGTCCTATGCCCGCTCAGGGTAACCTCACCGTCAAAGCAAACGACGGTACCACGAACATCACGTATTCGGCGATCTCGCCTTCGCGTGGTGACAAGCAGTCCCCTGCTCTCTGGCGGCGGCTCGACTGGGGTTTGACCCCCGGTGCGCATCCGTTTTTGACCCACTACGCAGACAGCAACACGGCCGGGAACGTCCGTCGTAGCTTCGTGCAGTTCGTGTGGCCAATCGTCCAGAACACAGAAAACACTGGCAACCTGCTGGCTGAGCAGCTCTCCAAAATCGGCGTTCGCGTCGAAACTTCGGTCCCGCAGAACATCGCGGATTCCGTCGTCCTGGAGGCAATCGCTCAGGCCCTCAACTGCGCCCTGGCCATCAAGGCCGGGATGCAAGAGAGCTCGAACTACGTCTAACAAGACGAAGTTTTGACGCTACACTGAGGAGCATCTGTGAAACCGCAATCACTCTTTCCACACGAGGTGGAAGATGTGGTGCTCACGCTATGTGAGCACATCGCCACTCCTGTGTCGTTGGGCGTAGCAATACGCCTTCGATATGGGTGTTGGGATGACCTTGCTTCAATGCAAGTTATCCCGGAGCACTACATGGACCCAAATAAGTTTTGGGCCGACTCGGCTTGCGTGAGTTTGCTACGCAAGTGTGAGGACCTTCCGACCAGCTTCGACCGCAAGGCCGTCGCTGTGAAGAATTTCTGGTCCTCTGAGCACGAGTGCTTCCGTACCAACCAAAGGCTCACCGCTCTGCTCCGTATGGGTTCCTCCTGGAACTCATCTGAGTGGCGTCTCGTCCAGTTTTTGGATCGAGTGCGTCAAAAAGTGTGTGAAATATTGGGGTCTTGTCCTTCTCTTCAACAGGGGAAGTTCGGGCCTGGTGCGACTTTCGGCGATAGGGGTCAGCTTACTTTGGTACCTGACAAAATATCTAACAGACCACAACTCACTCATGACTCCTGGCCCTTTCTCTTCGAATGGGCTGGAACAGCGTGGGCCTCTGCCTGCGCTGCTGAGTCTAGATCTCCAGAGTTCGTACGTGGGAATCGTTTCACAACGGTCCCGAAAGACTGCACTAAAGACCGTGGCATCGCCATGGAGCCTAGTGTAAATGTCTTCTATCAACTTGCCTACGGGCGTGTGATGAAGTCGCGTCTAAAATCGTACGGAATTGACCTTAAAGAAGGCCAACTAGTCCATCGTGAGATGGCACGAAAAGCTTCCGTCGATGGAAGCTTTTGCACTCTGGATCTCAGTAATGCCA